GGCACAGGAGCAACAGTTGTGGAAGGCTGTGAGACAGTCGTAGAAGGCTCTGTGAGCGCCTCTACCCGTTCCGCCTGCTGTTGGGGCGTTAAATCCTGTAAAGCGATCGTAGAGCGAACAGTCGTAGTGGGTTGATCAGTCGAGTCAACACCACCTACCGCCAGAGCTGCACACATCAGATAAGTGAAAAGGGCTAAACCTAGAAAACGACGTACGTTCATGATTCCTCCATTAGTCGGGTTTTGAAGTCGGGAACTGTCTACCGACTCTACTCGGTGCTTGTCAAGGCACTACGCAATGAGGCTAGGGAACTGCTCAATCATGCGTTCTACCGCTGGGGTCCATGTATCACCCGTGACATATTGCAGATGCCATGCCTCAAAGTTTGGGTTAGTTGGTTCTGCAACAGCCCAAGTAAAACCGTACTCAAGAGCTTTACAAGTGCTGAAACCGTCACCTAACAACCATTTGCAAATAGGTGAATTAAGCCCACAGTTAGCAACATCTATTGCTAATCCCCAACCGTGGTCGGAGTGACCTGGTGTAGCACTAGGGCTTTTGCCTGGCTTCAAATACCATTTCTTGCCTTCCCAAATACGGATCACTTGTGGCACACGGCCACCGTCCGTAGTCGAGTAACGATCCTTGAACATAATTAGTTGAGTTGCGTAGGTCCGGTATGCGCCGACTTGGTTGCACACCAGCTTGTTGAAGTAGGCGTCTAAGCGTAAACAATTCCATGCTGTTGCAGCGTGTTTCTCTAACGATCCTGCTGGTGCTTGGATTGTGCGTAGGACTGCTTTGTCAACTTTGCCGTTTGTTTGTCCTGTGAGGTCGGTCGGCATGATGATGGGCAGTACAGGGAACTTCACTGGGGTTCCTTCTTGCGAATAATTGGTTCCACTGGTTTGTTGGATAATGCCGCCATGCCGTTGCCGACTGAGTAGCCCACAATCATTGTGATAATTGGTAAACCTTGGTCTTGGTCTATTGCGCCGACTGCGATCAGAACGGTCATGCAGATTAAGCCAACTAGGGCTATGAGTGCTTTGGAAGGGTTGAATGTCATGATGGGCCACAGTCCTCAACCATAAAAACAGCAGGATTGGTGCCTGACGCATTTATTAGACCTGCCGCATTTTCAATTTGTGCACGCAATTTTAAAGTTTGTGATCCGGCAGTCAAGTTAGTGAAGTAAGTAAAACCTGAAAGGTTGAAATAGCCGACACCCGAAATTAAGGCTGTGTTGTAAACAGAACCGAAAATAGTGTTGGCGCTGTTAGTGAGATAGACGGCAGCCCAACCGTTTGTAGTTGATTTGTAACCGCTAATTGTCCACGATGCTTTGTATGTTCGACTAGCAACTGCTGTAAAAGTAATGGACATTCCTGTCACATCGCCAACAGTAGTGCTCATCGTGTAGTCGCCAGCGGTGCGGTACACGGCACCCATCACCCCACGAGGGAAACGGTTCTGCTGTGCCGCCGTCAGGACTGCGCCCGACGAAAAGTCTGTGTTTGGGTTAATAGCCATGTTGTTTTCTCCTTTACCAGCCCAGTCGACTGGTGTCCAAAATACCTAAAGTTGATGAGTTAAGCGTAAAAAACTGGTAGTAAACCAACGGCGACAAATAGAAAACCCATGAGGTTTCTTCCAGCGTAATGTTAAATGAGAAACCCTCTACAACTACATCAACTGTAGTGTCGCTACCTGCGCCTGGTACCCGAAAAGTTAACTTTGTAACCAAATATGGAAAAAAACCTACGCCAGTAACATTTTGCAAAAACGCTAGTAAACCTGTTTCATTTTGTGAAACATCATTAAAACCACATTGGTATCTTAAAACTGTGGGGTCAGATAAAACTGAGGCTGTCCAATCGGCGTTGCCCTGGCCTTGTGTTGCGTTAGCGTCAACGGTTGACTGTGTTATGCCACTTTGACCGTATAACGATATTGAAGTTGCATTAGTGCCAGTAAATGTTCCTAAACCTACAGGGTTAATTTCGGCACTATTAACAAAACTTTCACCATAACCAATTCGGTCAAATGTTTGATAACCGATTGAAGCGGCGGAAGCGGTTCTACCTAATGGGATTGGTGCAAGTGGTACATAGGTACTTAGTCCTGCCCTGCCTTGAAAGATAATATCTCTACTATTTGACCAGGTGATAATTCCTTTTTCTGTCTGTTGCAACAGATTTATTTGGTTATTCCAAGACGAAGTTACGGTAGCGGCTGAAGCCTGAGAACTTGTGTTATTGCCGAATGTTACAATGTTTGGTGGCCATGAGGGTTTAGTGTCCATAGCGTCAATTTGTGACCCAGTTGTACCGGCAGAAAGACTTGCACTATTTCCTAAAGTACGGCCAACACGGGCCATAGCGTCACTAGCAATAAGCGTTGCTGTCGACAAACCAATGTTGCCTGGGTAATCGTGAAAGTCTATTGAGTTAAGCCAAAACGATTGGTTGTAAGCCTGATAGGGGCCTAGTTCACCGACAAGACTTAACCAGTCGTTTAACTGAAAGTTAGCCGATTCGTTAGCCTGATTTTTAATAGTGATACTGATATTTGAACCAGGGTAATTATCTAAATATCCTTGTCGACCGTAGTTGTATGACGCTGACAACAGAATGTCTTCGTAATATGTAGAAGTTCTGTTGTTTAATAAACGCCACCTTATTTTTGTCATTACATTGCCCTAGTGTTAACTGGTACTGGACCTGACTGGCGTACATATTGCTGTAAGGCTCTAACAATGCTGTTGGGGTCGCCGCCGTTCACATTGACCGTAATATTGGCACCGCCACCCATTGCCCCGTTGGGAGTGATGTTGCCAGACGTGCTAGGCGTAAACAACTCGGGCCCACGCTCACCCACAATGTACGAACCGCCCGACATGACCGGACCGCCGTTAGCACGAAACTGCAAACCCGAAAAATCAAATGTGTTAGCGCCAGCAATAGCCGCAAAAGGATCGGTAGTACCGCCATACAACTTTTTGAACTTTTCGGTATTCCCAATCGCCTCAATCATGGCTAAAGCTTTTTCAAGTTGGCCAGTATCAACAAGAACTCGAATCCGATTCTTTTCCGAATCAGTCAAAGTTATGGCTTCGGCAAGATCAAGGATCTTAAGTTTGGCGTCAATAAGGCCCTGTTCGTATTCACTTAAAGCACCGTCAGCACCTCGGAACGCCTCAACCGCTTTTTCTTTAAGCTGGTCAAGCATTCCTTTAGCGTCTGCAACTGCACTGTCAAGTTTCAATTGGTTCTTAAGACCCTGGAATGCTTCCTCGGTTGCAGCTGTCGCTTCCTCAAGTGCCAGCATTTGTTCCTCAAGTTTGTAGGTGTCGTCTTTGGCACCCTGCACTCGACTGGCGTAATAACCCCCGTACATATCGGCTAGGGCTTTAAGTTCAATTCGTGCAGCTGCAGCCTCGTTGCCCATTTCTGCCAAGTCTGCATCTGAGAAAGCATCCTCAACGACGCCACCAGAACCACGCATCAACTCAGGTATTTTGGCTAGCAATTCAAGCAATTGAGCAACTTTAGGAATGAGACGTTCGCCAAGGTTTATAGCCATTTTCTCAAAAGAATCTTTGAGGTTATCCATAGCGGCGCGATAGTTTTTGGCTTTGTCAACTTCCTCTTTGTCAATAATCTTTGAATCGTCAACGCTGTCTAGTGAGGCTTTGAGATCATCTGCGCCCATTTCAATAAGTTCGGCCATGTCCTGCCAGCCTTTGCCAAGCAGCTGGGCGGCAACCTTGGCTTTCTCTGCAGGGTCTTTAATTGCTTTAATGCGGTCAATCGTGTTTAAGAATGTTTCGTTGACGTCTAACGATCCGTCGTTTAGATATACGAGGTCTACGCCAAGGTCACGAACTTTGTCAGGGTCGGCTCCAATAGTTCGGTTTAATTTGCCGATAGCAGTTTCAAGTTTGTCAACAGGTACGCCGATGTCCCCGGCGGCTTCCATAAACTTTGAAGCATCTTCAACAGTTAAACCAGTGGCATCACTAAATTTGCCTGCAGCGATCGCTAGGTCTTGGAAATCTCCGATTGCTTTAATAGCAAAAGTAGCAATGGCAGTTCCAGCCATCAGGGCCATGTTGCCAGCCTGCGCTTTGACACCATCAAAAGCAGCCTTTGAACCAGCCTTAAACTTTCCTAAACCGCCTTCAGCGTCTTTAACGGCAGTCTTAAAGTTGCCGAAGGCTGTCTTGGCGTCCCTTATCCCTTTGTCTTGCAGGTCAGTGATGATTGGGATTCGAATAGCCATTAGACCACCACCGTTTTTGTTACCTGGTTAATTAACGCCATAATTTCATCAACCGAAACTTTCATTTGTAATTCAACTGAACCAGCGTTGTTCTCATATGCACGCCACATCACTCGAGGCTTCTCTGACCAGCCGTTAAGAGCGTCTGCAAGACGATTTGAATTAGTGCCGGCAAACTCCACAATTGAAGCTGCAGCGTCTTTGTTTACAAGACTGAGAATCGCGTCCTTTTTCTTTGACAATGACGTCTCAATTTTGACGCCTCGAATGGCGGTGCTTTGTGAGTAAGGAAACAACGGTCTGCCACTAGGTGCCCAAGTGCGACTCATACCAGACGGCCAAGCGCCATTCTTTTTATTTGGGTCGCCATACGGATACAACTTTTTTGCCTCATCAACGACAGGTTTAAGAATCTTTTTAGCGTCTTTAAAAAACTGCTTTTGAACTTCGGGTTGCACCGTTTTAAGAACTTTGAGAGTGGACTCAAGTCCCTGTATTTGCATTGACATGGTTCACCTCTCTTTTAAGATCTTTGCGACTGTCGAGAGGTCGTCTGAATCAAAGTCTATACCAGGTGGCCACCAGCCAGTTATGACTAACAGTTGGGCTAGAGAGTGGCGGTGCGATCCGCTTTCGTAGGGTTTGCGGACGCAGTGCTCACGATCTCAATCTCTACAAGTTTGTTAACAAACGAGTCAAATTCAACTGGGATTGACTGGCCGTGTTCGGTCTGAACTTTGGCTGAGTGCCAAGCCATGAACGCCATGTCTTCCATGCCGAAGTTGTCGGCAAGGTCAGACGTTTTCATTTTGAATTTGCGTTCCCATGCGACAAGCGTTGCAAGCGTTGTCGTGATCGTGGCAGGTCCGTAGCCGATGTCAAAACGGATCGTTAGTTTCATGTCGGGTCCTTTGTTTAGGTTTGGTTAGATCAGACTTCAGTCCAGGCAAAAGTTCCGCCACGAAGGACGATGGTGCAACGGCTTAATTCTCCAAGCGAGTACACGACAGGGAGTTCTTCGAGATATGAGTTTGCCAAGGTGCCAAGTGGGTTTGTTGCGCTGACAGCGGCCGAAGTTCCTTTGATGGTTACTGACGCAATTTTCGTTCCGACAAGAGCTTTAAAAGTTGCGTAAGTCTCACTACTGGCCGTGCTCCAGTAGAGCTCCAAGGTCAAGGTGTTGTCTTGCAAACCGGCCGTAAAACTTGTTGAAGTAGAACCGAACGCATTGTCAGGCAAAGCCATGATCTTTTGCGACAAGTTCGCACTTGTGCACTGATCCGAAATATCAACAGCGCCAATAGAAACAATTGGATTGGATAGGTATGTCGAAGTAGCCATGACGATCAGTCTTTCTTTGAAGTTGGTGCGTCGGGCTTAACGGTCAATTTAGCACCCTTAGACGGGTGAGTGTCGGAACGCTGAATGAAGCCACCTTCAAGCAGCCAATCAATGTCGTCAGACGGTCCAGCAACAAACGCTGTGCCGATTTCGCCGACTCGAGTACTTGTAATTACATATCTGTCCATTATGAATCCTGTGCTTGTAGTGGGATGAGAAGTTCGTATCCGGCATAGTCAGCGCCACCAACAGAAACAACTTTTGGTGAAGCACTCATAACCGCAATATCTTTTGTGATCAGTTCAGCAGTGAGCGACAGGAGCTGGCGTAGTGCGTCAAGGTTGCCAGGGCCGTTACTGATTAAGGTCACAGGAAAAGTCATTTTAACAATGTTGCCGTTCCACGACTCGATGGATGGAGCATCCACAAAAGCGCAAGGTGGAGCGATATTGCGAGGATCGTTAACAACCCTAAGCCCCGAAATAGTTTGGAGAGTAGTGACCAGATCATCTAGCGCCTCGTTTAGGAAGTCCGTGTAAGCCATCTCAGGCGACCTGTGGTCTGTTGATGCCTAACAACTGTTTGACGATGCCTGAGAGCCCTACAGTGGGCGCTGACGCCATATCTGTGAAACTAGCGAACTGATCCACACTTCCTCTTTGGCGGTACAGGGCAGAGCCGTACATCAAAGTTCCGAGCGTTACATCTCCGCCAGGCGTAACGGTCAGTTGATCTGTGTATCCGGACTCTTGACGTCGGCGAAAACAGAACGAGTTTGCAGCTGCAGCGACCTGCACCAAAAAAGCAGTTTCATCACCGCTAGTTGTGATTCCGAGATATGTCGCAATTTGTGGGCCTGTGACCCAAGTACAAGTTTCGGTATAAGTCAAAGTCCCAGCGTTTGTGGAGCTTCGATCTAGATCACTGCCAGCGTTGTAAAACAACACTTGGTTGGGGATCGGTTGGTTGACATCAAAAAGGAGATCGCCTTCAGAGTCAACGCCAATAAACAGGTAACTCGGCAGATCGTAAATGACATGAGTGCCGTTGAGCGAGTGACCCAAACTAGCAAGTGTCATTGACTGCCCAACAGCGACATCGGGTTCCGTCAGCGTTTGGACAACCGCATAGTTGTCCAACCGCTGGTGGAATGTGACTTGGTATACAGCCATGATCGGCTAACCGCCTTTCGGGCTAGTAGTTAGGCGATGGTGATTGATTGAATGAAGCTCGACTTAGCGACGAAGGTGGCAAAGTACTGGTGGATACTCAGGTTCTTGCCAAGTGTGCTCGGGTTGTCAAGGCTCAACAATTGCGGGCCTGATTCGTAGATTTCGAAGCCTGGTGCGTAAACCACAAGCATGGTTCCGGAAGCGAAGTTGTTGTCAACGACGACATTCAAACCGAGAACGTTCATGCTGGTGTACTGGAGACCAGAGACGTTACCAATTGAGTTGGTGGTCATCATGCCGTTGGCGTTGTAACCAAACACTGGGCGCTTGTCGGCGTCGGTCTGCTTGCCCAACTTTTCCCATACATCGGGCGACACACACAAGTGTGTGGGGAAGAAGTTTGAATCTTCAGCGATTTCTCGAGCGGCGTCGTACAAGGAGCTGAACAACGAAGTCGGATCGGCGTCCGTAACAGTCCAAGTTGAACCTGATGCAGTCTTGCCAGCAACAAGTGCGTCGGCTGCAATGTCGTCAGTCTTGATGAGTACTTGACCAGCGAGGTCGTTCAACACGACTTGCATTGCTGCAGGATCGGTGAAGTCAATGTCTTGGCGTGACAAAGTGACCTGACCGGCAACGGTTGACTTGGTGACAGTGTTTGAAGCAATAACCATTGTGGTTGCCGACACTGCGTCAAGCTGACCAGACTGGGTCGCTGCAGAAGTGTGGGTCGTGATGGTCGGACGGATGAACTGACGGCTTGGCGTGTTCGGCATGGCTCGAGCGCCAAAAGCGTTAACGACTGGACGGACGTAATTAAGGTCCTGGAACACGGGACCCAAAACGCTGACGCTGAGCAAGCCTGGCGTGTCAGAAGTCAAGATGTCGCCAGCTGCTGCTTGGATCGCAGTCTGATTACGGCGTGAAGCCTGAATGAAAGCATCGTTTACTTTGTGCCAAGTGTCGCCACCAGTGTGGTAAGCGGCGAGCATTTCGGATGCGCTAGGCATAGCGAACTCACGCTTGGGCTGAGCAAAGATCGGTGCGGTAGGCACAATGACTTCCTCTGAAACGATTGGGCTAAGTTCCATTTTTGGTTCTTCCTTTTGTTCTTCGACTTGTGGCGCTTCCGCCGCTACTTTGGTAATCGTAGCACCGGCAAATGCCCCCTGTGGGACTAGCGATAATTCAACCCAATCACCTTTGATAATTGTCATGTTTCCTGCGTCGTCGTACTTGAACTCTGTCGGATTTACGCCAACAGATACAGCGTCAATGACACCGTCGGAAGCGAGCACTAAAGCCTCATCTCCTGCTCGAGTATTAGAAACTCGTGCAGTGAAATACATTGCTTCTGGACTGTCAACACGCTCGGCCACTAAACCGACTGCTTGGGTTGAGTCGTGGTACATATACAGTTTTGGCGCTTTGCCTTCAACAGACAAACTGCCTGGAGCAAACTGCACGTTTGTGCCATCGGAAACTGTTGCAAAAGTGTTGTAGGGAACTGCGACGCCTGTGATGGTGCGACGATCTTGCCCGTCAGGGCCTGCAGCTTCTACAGCAAAAGTGTTTGAACTAAACCTGATCATGCCAACTCCTCTTGTGTGTTTTCTTCAACTGTCTTTGTTTCTTTTTCCATGTAACTGTCAATCTCTAGCCACTTTTCAACATCCCACTTGACATAAGTGCCTCGAGGAAGTTGCTGGCTGAGGGCTGACGAAATTGCTTGTGCATACATTGATAATCCGAATGTCCACAAGTCCGACTTAGCGCCTGCACTGTTGGTATAAGCGTAACTTCCGCTGGAAATTCCTAATAAATATGGGGGGACGTTGCACAAGTTAGCCACTTCTTTTGACTGGTATTCGGCTGCATCAATCAACAGCATTTTGTCCGGTGTCGCTGTCGTTTCTGTGTAGGTCAAAAATTCGTTAAGAGCTGCAGTCTGGTTAGTGCTTCGAGCCTCGTTGAACGCTTCAGCCAAAGCACCCAACTCTTCAGCCGACAACGGTTCTCCGCCAGTCTGCTTTAGAACACCAGCTGGTATTGCTGAACTTGCGTTACGGAAACGGGCATCGCACAATTTGAGAGCGGTAGCAATGGTTTGTTCGCTCATGTAAATCATGCCCTGCGTAGGACTGTAAATCTGAACAACATCGGCAGGGTCTAGAGCGCCACCATTGAAATAGATTTCCTTGCTTTTACCGAACCACACTGGACCTTCAGCGTCGGCCGTATCAATGGAGCCTTGCGGTAGACGGGTGGCGGACGCCATGTAACCGTCTTTTGTTCGGCTGGTGATGTAAAGAAAGCAACGACCAAAGAAGAACAGGTCGTCAAAAATCCATGGGAACAAAAACGAGTTAGGCATCTCGGGGTCAAGTTGGCGTAGCCAGGTACGAGGAGCCAACGGCACAGTTTCCATCTCGTTGCCGTTCCAAATCTCGGTGCACATCTTTAATTCCATGCTTGCCAAAACTGAGGCCATAAGGTCACGGCTTCGACTAATCGCAGGCACAGAAATGGCACGATTACGAGCCAAGCCAGACTGGTATGTGTACCAACTGCCGATTGTGTTGGGGGCTTTGTTTTGTCGGTAGTAATTGGTTCCAACTGCAGCTGCAACCGATTCCTCAGGAATAGGACTAATAGCCGCCTTTGTCACTTCTTTTTTGCTAAATAATCCCATTAGGTTTCCTTTGCAGGGGAGTGCCGACGGGTCCCCGACGAACCCGCCGACACGATGCCGATATTAGTTCACCTTACTACCATTATGGGTTTAGCCCGATTCTGATATTTGCTAGAGAGAGCGATACCCCACACTGCACACTTAGCAAGTTCTATTGGTCCTGGACTCGACTTGTGAGAAATCATGACGCCCATACCAGTCTTAACGAGGACGCTTCGCAATATGTGTTCCGACAAACTGACTTGACCAGAGTGCTTAACACGACCCTCAATGATCATCTTTTGAGCAATGCCAGTCCACTTCAACATTTCGGCCTGACCGAC